TGCTCTTTCTTCATCTTATCCAGTATCATGATCGCCTCAATGGGCAAAGTCATGCACACAGTCGCCACGTAGGTCCCTGCTTCTTGCTTTTTGCGTACCATGTGGCGACCCAAAAGGTCCCTTGTAATAATATGATTGGAGGATGAAAGGTGCATAAGTTGAAGGAGGGAACCCCCTATTCCGCTACGCTTGCGGTGCTGCGTGGTCTCTTAGCAGCAGGGTTGGGCTAGGCTGCAAGCGTGGTCACGTAAGAGGATTAACCTACTTGCATGCTTGTAAGGTTTATTAGCGAGATTGTTACACGGGGCCACATGGCAACAGCAAAGACAGGCAGTTTTTACCTGAACGAACGAGTGAGCATGACAGCTTTAGATGCAGATGGTAGCCGGTCTACTGGAACACTGGACCTTTCAGCTTATGTGAATGTCCCGACAGGTCAAGCAATTGCAATTGACCAAGTAGACTTCATTTGGCAAACCTTTGATGGTGGCAGCAACCCGGAATCATTCCTTGGAACGAATGGAACAGTAGGAGCCCAAGTTACAGATTTAAATCCCGGTGGGGCTTTCGTTCTAGCTGATGATCAGTCGCTTGTTGCAAGTGGTGCAATGTCAATTGATATTGCAAACAATATCGCAACTCATGTCTCTGACCTTTACCCCGACAACTTCGGCCCGAGTGGCTTGAGTGATATGTTCATAGTGGTCAATGACCAACTCTACATCACTGCTGGTAATGACGGCGCAGCAGTCGGAGCAGTCAATGTATATCTTACAGCAAGAATCCGCTGCCGAGTAGTTAAATTATCAACCAAAGACTGGATGGCAGTAGCGATCCAATCAACGGCTGCTGACAACTGAGGTGCTTAGGTGCCTACGCAAGATTGGGTCGACGGCTATCGTGCGGGCTGGTTTGATGCTAGAAACGATGAACTGCCTAGGGGTAAAGTGGCACCTATCGCTGATGCCACAACCAAAAAAGGAGATGTCCGCAAAACAGCCCGCAGAGCATACGAACCTAAGAAGAAGCGAGGCCCTTCAGCATACAACAAGAAGTACGCCAAGGCCTACAAGTCACTCAAGAAGAAGCACCCCCGCACATCCTTCGCCGCTCTAGCCAAGAAGGCCCATGCAAAAGCAAAGAGGATGAAGTGAATGGAAGGCAAACATCTCCTTAGGGAATTGATCCCCGCAATACAGGTGATCAATGATGGTGCTACTCCTTACACTTACCAATTCGGAGCTGGCACTGGCACTAGCGGTTGGGAGATCATCAACAACGGTACTACTAGGGCGATGTTAGTATGGCGAGGTTCTTTCGACCTCGGTGGTTATGTATTGGATGACCTAACTACATTCGTTCTAGGAGTAGACTTCCAAGAAGCCAACACTCACCTTGCAGGTGGACTTGAACCGACTGGCGCGATCCACAACTGGAGGATGCTGACAACGAGAGAAGTCGGCAATGACGACTTTGCAGCTAGTAATTTCACGACTGCCTTGACCATGTATAATCCTCCGGGCATGATCGCGTCTACAATGAACTTGGGTGATGTCTTCTCAGGTCGTTACCGACAGTTCACCCCGGACACTACGGTTAGTTCTCTCCTAGTGCAAACCAATTCACAGTCATGGGGAGTAGGTGATGCATCAGCAGCGAACAGGATTCATATCACTTGCGCTTATCTTTTGTCCGGCAACCTCCGAACCCCTGATCCCCCCGAGCAATCGATGCTAGTGGTCCCCCCTCAGGCAATTGCCGTTCCCATCTTCGTAACAAGAGAACCTGACTTGGTATACATCGAGAGATTGCGGAGGTCGTATGTTCTTGCCCCTACAGTCGACTGAAGAAGAAGAGACGGACCGCATTTGGAGGGCACGATGGCTTCCCCTATCGTCCATGAGTTTCAAATTACTTTTTGCTAGATATGGTTACCATGAAGGTCCAATAACAAGAACTGCTGGCGGAGTAGCTACTTCAACGAGTTACATCGAAGGCGACACCACCATCAAGGAGATGCCAATCGAGGGATTTCAAAAAGCATGGCCTTACTATGCTTCACTTGGTTTGCTAGATCCAAAACTTCCTCTTGAAGCCGCCGGGTGGTCCCTGACCTTAGGCATTAGTTACCGGTACGGGATTGCGGTTGCCTCGATTGTCGGAGTGTTGGGAACAGGTACCGCACTAACTTTGATTGATCCAATGCACAAGTATGAAGGTGGATATGATGAGACCGCTGACTATCAACAATTTGAGAGAGACTACAGTGAACTGAAGGCTCCTTGGAAGAAGCAGTACATCCCTCTCGACTAAGCCTCGCCTGGGTCGAGAGGTGAAATATGAAAACATAGCTGATGCCTTTGGCATCACTATGGTTTTCATATTAGCAGGTGCAACAGTCCGTCCCGTTCCCACACAGCAAGCATATCGTTCTAGTATCGCAGATGTCGAACTCGAGTCCGATCACCCCCCCCTCTTTCGACCACATGATCGTGATGTGGTGGTCCTCGAAGTCATCCTCTTCGAGAAGAGCATTATCCAGCTCTATGAAGTCGGTGAACCAGTTGGTCATTTCTTCCTCAAATCCTTGGCAATGATTCTAACTCCTTGCTTCGCAAGATCAGCCAACTCGATTATACGTAGAGTGACATCTGAATCGGGGTCTATTCTCATATAACGCTTCATTCAATCACCCTTCTGAATACAATTCCAACAACCTTCAACGATAGGGTGTAATCTCATTCCACACTTTTTGCACTTCATTCTCTCCTCTCCCTCTTCTGTCTGTCTAGAGTCATCTTCCAGTCCTTGATGATGTGCGCTGCCGTGGCTGAGCGGTTGTCTCCGTGCTCTTTCTTCATCTTATCCAGTATCATGATCGCCTCAATGGGCAAAGTCATGCACACAGTCGCCACGTAGGTCCCTGCTTCTTGCTTTTTGCGTACCATGTGGCGACCCAAAAGGTCCCTTGTAATAATATGATTGGAGGAT